ATCGGCTAACGCTGAACTAATCTGAAAAACGACGACTTCCTAGTTACAAAAATTTTGCACTAGCACAAACTCATAGAGTCTGTGCAGTGTTACATAAAATAACATCAGAAGCAATTCCTAAGAATAGCGTTTGACAGACTCGTAAAGAGTTCAAACTCACGTTTTGTGAGATGCGACATCGACCATCGCATTTTATACATCATTTTAACATAAATGTTATTGGTATGATGTAACCAAATATCAATCACTTTACTCTTAGACCTCCGTTGGAAGTGTATCATAAGAGTAAAATACAGGTACATTCAAAAAGAAAATTAAATTGAAATCAGTACCCGCTGATACGTACAAATCTATAGTCAAAAACTTTTGACTTTGATCTGTACGACTTTGTGTGATAGTAGTAATTGATATGGAATCGGTGTTTGATTCGTCAGTAGACGAACCTAGTGTCCTATCACTAACACTATTATTGAGGAATTTATATCGACTATACATGGGTACAGCCACATTAACCCCAGCCATGGTAAGCTGGTTCGTCAGATTCATACCTGCCAACCCAATAGATTGATTTTCTGTATCGCAGAACCTTCTAATCAAATCTGTTGAATTGGTAACTGGCAAATCTAAATCTATGTTTAGAAAATTCGTAGAGGAGTGGGTCACGGTTGCACGTGCAACGGAAATAGAACCCACAGACTCTAGATGATCTGCGTTAATGAAATAATTATAGGAACCCCTAGAACCTACAAAGCAACATGAGAACCACGTTGCATAAGACCAATTTGCCCAATTATACGGTTCTGAAACCGCAGACGTTAATCCAATTGCGGTATCAAAACCATCGGTATCAAATCCTGGGTACTGAGGTTGCCTTCCGAGAATCACTCTTGTTGTCATCACATACTCTGTTGTTGTGTTCTCAGCAGGCACAATTCTTTTGTAAGCAGCAGCTCTGCGCATTAACTGTCTCAATGAAGCGACATGTTCACCCATATACACCAAATTTGTGTTAGGATCAGCAACAGAAGGTTTACATCCCAAATCATATGACGACACGTTTTGATCAAAATCTCCTTGGATAGCATACAATGACATTTTACCACTCAACTCTCTAGGTCCACAAAATTCCAGGTTCTTAGCACCTTTCACGAAGACCAAAACCGTGATATCAGCACTGGTAACAGGACTAGTTTGTTGATTCAATACTCTCATTGTAAGAATTCCATTATACTTGGATCCTACCGCGGTAGTAAGAATACCTGTCTTACCAAATACTTGACCATCAGACGTATCCACATTCAAAAAGGAGGTTGGTTGAGTGTATGGCACAGTGAACTCTACATCATTCTCTTCGGTTATATCAATAACTCGTGTATATGTTTCTGTAGTATAGTCCCCACTAGATGCAATATCTCCACGAGGATCCCAATTAATGCGAACTCGACCTTGGTGAAATTTGGTACATATGAATTTAAAACGATAAGTTATATCTCCTCTCCAGTATGAAAAACAGTTGGCCACGTGAGCCATAGGTACAGCATAAATGAGGTCACCATTCGTTATGGACTCTGTAGCTTGTAATTTAGGTGTAACACGAGAGTAAAATAAACCAGTATTGATTGCATCAGTTGCAGCCCATGTGGATGAAAAGATGTAACTCTCCCTTTCTGCGAAAGATGACACCAACAATTCATCTCCTACATCTGCACCAGCTATTTTCGGATCAATGGTCAATTCATTCTTCGCATCAAGCGTCAACTTTTCAATGGGATGGCCAATATCAGTGGCCGCCAAATTAGGATACGCCTTAGGCACAAAAGCATGAACATCATCTATAACCGGTACATCAGTGTAACCAAATAAACTTGCAATATCAGATATTGCTTCTGCAGCATAAGATGTAGCAGTAGCAAAAGGACCTATGATAGGAATGGATGATAAGTGACCAGCAGCTCTTGCAATTGCAGAGGCTGGTTTGGAAATGGTACCCTCATGTGAATACTCATCTTTAGCTTGCACTGCGAGTCTAACTGTGGGGCCAGCCACTTCCAAATCTTCAGCCCAAGCATAAACTGTAATACGAATAGGTGCGGTGGACGTACCTGCAACTTTCAGAGTATCAAAAGAATTGAGAACAATTTGTCCCATATCAGTTAAATCTGAAGCACTGGTAGCGTCAATCCAATTTTTATAATATAGAAATGGTAACACCATTTCTCCACCTTGACTGTTCGCAGGGTACAGATAAATGTGAGGTCGCTGAGAATAGGGTATATTTTCAAGTTTATCAGAAGATGATAGTATTATCGGAGCAGGATTAAAAGCAGTTAAAGGTTGATAAGCTGCAATTGCACAACCATAATAAAATGGTGATGCATTTATTACAAATTTGACGTGTAAATTACAACGTAGCATGTAATAGTTATCCAACTTTTTCTTTATGGAAGTTTTTGCAAACAACAAGTTCCATGGATTGAAACTGTCAGTCGCAGCATCCAAAGTACCACCTACTGTCCAAGTAAACTCTTTTATTTGCACTGGTCTTTTGAGGAAATCTCCCAAACCCACGTTCTGTGAGGTGTCAACCTTGGTATACGACATCGGGTGGGGGATCTCAGTGATGACATTGTTTTGTTCATCACTAAATCCAACATTTTGCTCAACCATTGAGCTGGCTGCTGGTTCCGCGCTGGTATCAATTCCAGCATCTGCTTGTACTTTCATACTGCAGTTTGATAAATATTTATCAGAATTGTTATTAAAGCTGACAAAGCTTGTAGAGTTCTCACATGAGCCTCCACTAATGTTCGGCATTTTATCAACACCTTGTACATTTTCTTTTTTATTTTGTATTTTGACATTCAACATAAATTTTTTAACAAACTGTCCTGCAACTTTACCACGTTAAGTAGGCTTACAGTCATAAGCCTCACACAGTATTCTCCCACTACGCTTTTATGGGAACGTTAATAAATACTGCTTCCTTGCAGACACAAGCGCTTCGCTTGTGAGTTTGATATTTTAAATTGCTATATGTGGAGGACGATACCACAAATATTTATACAGACTAAAATAAATAAAAACCTGTTGTTCTAATCACTCCCCAAAGGGAAGTAAATATTAAAAGAGTCGCAATGTTTTGAACTTCTTTTAAAACTATCACACAATTCCTCGAACGTAGGAAATGTGCTATCTTCAACCCAAATATCCCAATTCAGGTCCTTCACCAATTTCTTGAACAGTTCTGTTTTCTCCAAGAAGACATCCTTACCATAAAAGAAATATTCCCTCAAGGCTGTGGATATCACCGAAATACCTTGTGCTTCTTCGGTGATTGTTTTGGATTTGTTCCAAACCATCAACATCTTTTCAATTGAATCGTGATCTAATGGTGCTACCATACATTCTAAATCATCATCTCTTCTCCAAGTTCTCTTAAGGAAAGATGCATCTTTTATGTTTATGAACGGTACACTCTCTGCTTCTTTGTCCGCCATTGTGTAGATAATGTCTAATTCTGCAAATTGTTTGGCTATTGCGGTGTGATTAAACCATGGTGCTTCTTTTTTATTAACAGACATTATATTATCGTCACCATAAGTCATTAGACTAACATTCGATTTGAAACTCTCTACTTCTTTATCAGGGTTTAGTAAGGCATACACATATCTCATGCGCAAGCAATTGACAATACCATTTAATATGACGGTTAGAGGATTCCCAGAGGGATTTGAACCGAATAATTGTACAAGATCACCATTAAAATCCACAGTGGCAAATGCTGTATCTTCTGCTATGCAACGAATAACTTGTATATCTTCTTCAGAATAATTTCCAGACATTTGTAAGAAAAATATTATCACACCGAAAGCTAAAAGAATTTCTTTAGGACTCATCTTCTTATCAAAAGCCTTATAATCACCAGCAACTATAGCATCATCACCATACATGACCACATAATCATACATTTCTTGCCACTCTAATGATTGCGCTATGGTCCCTGGAGCCGATTCAAATGCTAATCTCTCATTCTGAGCCAAACGCGTGAAAGATAACAGATATTTTCTTACAACTATAGTCCAATCGAATGGAGCACCAGTAAATACTCTTGTTTTTCCAATCTTTGATTTTTTATGCGTTACTGGTTCATCTTTCAAATGTGCACAAAAATTAGGATGAGCTTGCTCATTATTTCTGTATCTTGATATGATATCGTCTACTCTATCCATTATTTCATCATCAACTTCTACAGGATCAAGCATACCATGTTGTGGAGGAATTGTATTCATAAAGAATTTTTTACTCATTTTCCAAGGATTTCCAGCACTAGTATTCCTGTTTATTTTGTCAATATAAGCCACTTGCGCACCATTGATTGCCGTGAAATTATCTAAAGGATGTAACATTTGCCTAATTTTTTCAGGATCAACTAATTTCAAAATATCGTTGATATACCCATTGGCACATCTGTCTAGTAGCCCAGAATCCAATGTGGTGATTGGATTAACTAAGTCTTTAGCAGCTATATGCCAAGGTACCCAAGATTTCATTTCAGGTTTTCCATATTTGATTTTGTACTCAGAAGTCAAGTATTTGCTCATAGGGGTATTCACAACACTAGATCCACTCTTTCCTCTGAAATCTGTAAATGAACCATAAATGTTGGCTGCTCCCTCAGGTAAGTATCTGAATACTGATTTTTTATGTAGGTCTCCTACCACGCGTTTTTTGGTTTTGCTTGATATATTGGAAAAATCTCCAGAAGAAACATTAAATTGAACCAGTTTATCGTAAATCATATTCACAAAGTTTCCATCAATATTGATAGCGTAAGTCTCACCTTTATTCAACTCATTAGCAAGGAAATGTATTCCAACTATAGAGTATCCATACGCACTGTTGATTATAAGGGGAGTACCACAATCACCATCAATAGTAGCTTCTTCACATAAACCACTCCACAAATTGTTCGTACAATCAATATCGAAACGTGTGTGTTTCACGTTGGAAGAGGGCAGCAACTTAATCTTTTTTACTGGGTTTAAGAAGAAGTTTCCATCTTTCTTTCTTGAGGCATAGAAACCATTGAAGATACCATTAGATTCCCCCAATTGAAAGTATTGTGTTATTTTCTTTTTTGGTGGTAGCGATCTTAAAGTTAAGAAAGCTATATCTTTATTTGGAATTCTATGGACATCGGCCTCACTAATATTAAATTTCATGTTAGCGTTAACTCCAGCATTATGTGTATATTTGATATCTATCGAGCCTCCCTCAGTTAAATCTGGTACAATGTGATTATTTGTCATGTAAATGTGACCACCTAACGCAATAAGTCTGCCACCACGAGTCTCACTATTTTTTCCACCAAACACTCTAATAGAAGAAAC